AGGTCATATTCTAAGATTGTTGAATAGCAGACATAGATATCTAGGTAAGCAAGGTAATGATGGTGTGATGAACATTATCCAATTACATGATTCTAATTCATTTTACTATGCTGATGCTTCAAATATCGCTAATGCAACTCCTGCATTATTAGATGGTAGTCAAGGGGATGTATTTATTAAAGAACCTAAATATTGGTACCGTGGTATCAATGATGTTGAAAATGGTGTAAACTATATACAGGTTTCTTCTAATGATTCTAAACCATCAATACATAGTTCTAACATTAGAATAACCCAAGCTGAATTTACTACACTTGGTAATATTGAAGGTAACTTTTATTTGGATTCAGATAAAGCAACTTCATTGACAAATGCAAAAACTGCTAATAGTGATTATATGATTGTGAAGGTGAATGTTGAAGGATTTAAGTTCGTTAAATTCCCAATGACATCACAAGCATATGCAAACCTATATAACGGAACAGTTATTAAATGTAGTTCTATGTTCACAGATGGGGCTGATTCAATTATTAAGGTAATGGCACCTTCTTCTGATGATATTGAATACAATCCTAAATATGCTGTTGCAATACCTGCTAATGCGAAATGGTTGTATATCTCAATGAAGAAAGTTCATTTTTCAGATGATGTAATGTTGACCAAAGGAACTAAAATACAAGATGTTGAATGTGATTGGATAGAACATAAACCTACATTGATTGGTGCAGTTAAATCATCTATAACAGGTAATAAAGTAAGGTCAATTTCAGGTGGTGCAATATCAGAATTACCAAAAGATTTGATAGACCCTTATTACACTAATAAAGGTGTAACAAGAATGGTGTATGATGATTATAAGAATGTTGCAATCCTATCATGGTTGAAATATGGTGAACGTAAAACCAATGATGTATTTGGTCAATTGGAGATGCAGAATATCACAACAGGAGCGCAATTATATGGTACAGCATTACAATACGGTATGATGGACACAATTGAGCATCCAACTCTTAATCACAATGGGAATGGTTACCCTGCACGTAAATATGTAGATGAATTTGGTGTAACCCAATACCAAACGGTTAGTGCTGTTTTAACATTGGGTTATGAGAATTGGACTGCATCCGAATATTCAAGATTTAAGGAAATTCTTTTTGATGGATTGCCTTACCAAGGTAATTCTAAGATTAGAACCTTTAATGTTGGTACACCAATGGAGAGAAATGTTCATGAGTTTAGACCGTTCCAAGGTATTCCAAGGAAAAGGGTTTTGGGTAAATACTTAGACATTTTCCCAATGGGTACGAAACTTGGTTCTCAAACTACATTTTATTCAGAAGGTAATGATTGGTACAATGAAGGTGATAGAAGGTATATGGTTATTGGATATTCCAACGGTCAAACAGGTTATTCTATTGGAGATATCAACCTACACAATGAATCCAAAATCAGTGCAAGAATTGTATTTAGAGGTGTAATAAATGAAATTTCTAATGCAGTAAATTATAAAAATATTTCAGGATGGAAATAAAAAGAATAGAAGGTTATTTAGGCACTCCGAAAGTGGAGTGCTTAAACCCATACCTACAGAAATATCATGTAAGATGGGATTTTGAAGAAAAGGAAAATGATATGGTTGAATATCTTGAATTGGAATATTACGGTAAACCAACTTTAGAATCAATCAAGAAATTGATAATTGATTATTACAATGACCAATGCAACAATGAGATTCTTCAGGGGTTAACATTTGAAGGTGATACAGTTTGGTTAAGTTCTGAAAATCAATTTAATTATAAGTCAGCTTTTGATTATGCCGTTCAAACTGATGGTCTTAATCTACCTGTTAAATTTAAATTTGGTTCAGATGATGAACCTGTTTACAGGGAATTTTATGACCTTATAGAATTACGAGATTTTATAACTATAGTTATGACCCACATCACTTATACATTGAATAAGTATTGGAGTAAAAAGGATTCCATTGATTGGAATGATTACATAATATAAGTCAAATCTACCATTGTATATAATTAGGCGTATCGAATCGATACGCTTTTTTGTTGGATTAATATTTATTGAAAAGATTAAGAATATATGGATGGTAAAATATATAGTTTATTTGTGTTTGATGGTTACGGTCAGATGCACGAATTACAGTTGGAAGATATAGATATCGCAACAATTTTCAATTTGGAAGATTTATTAGATGTTGAAAGTAGAAATGACTTTGGAACCAAAGAATTTACACTTAAAGGAACCAAACATAATAATATGGTAATTGGTCATATGTTCGACCTATCCAAAAACTATGAAACTGGTAATGAAGATTTTTATGGTTACAGTCCTGATTATCTTCATGCCTATACCCCTAATAAATTTTTAGATGCAATCTTGTTCGAAAACAACGTGCAGATTCTTAAGGGTTCCTTTGTGGTAAAAAATGTTTCAAAGAATGGTAATGATATTATATACGGTTGTATGTTGGTTGGTAAGGTTGTTTCCTTCTTTAAGGATATACAAGACCGTTATTTACATGAGCTTGATTCACTGAAACAGGATGTTAGTTTTAGCAATGAAAACATTATCAACAGTTGGACGGCAAATAATTTCAACACTAAATACATAAATACTGCACAACCAAATATCCTCAAGGATTCCAAAATGGAAAATTATACCCATTATGGTTCACCTGCTGTTGGTAGTACACTTACATCTACAAGCACTGAATCTACTAAAGCATATAAGGTCACAATTGACAATGCAATAGGTACAGTATACGGATTACAGGCAGGAGTTAGTAATAGGAATGTTTCAATTACCAATGGTGAAGTTTTAACCATTTCATATAAAATGAGGGGTAATATCCCTACCATGAATTACGGTTATATTATGCGAACTTCAGGTGGTACTAATTCTGCATCTTTGGTTCAAAGTTTGCCTAACCTTAGTACTACTGAATGGAAGACCTACACAAGAACATTCAATGCACCATTTACTTCATCTGTTGCTTATGTCATGTTATCCTATAGGAATGTTGAAGGTGGTGGTAACAGGTGGTTCGAGATTAAAGATATCAAATTAGAAAGGGGTGGTTTTGCAACTCCATTTTCATATAATCCTGAAGAATTTAAATATACACCATATATAATACCCCAACTTGATTATGGAGAGGATGACAGAGTTGATTATGATGGCAATATGGAAGGTGAAAGGATTATCATAAATTATTGGGACAAAGAGTATGATTTCAAAAACTTTAGACCTGCAATTTATTTGAAGGCTTACATTGATGCAATTTTCAAGGGGTTTGTTATCGATAATGATACTGGTTTTGCTAGTCAATTTTCAGATGGTCAAATGTTGAACAAATACGGATATGATTGTGAATTGTTCAATTCCAAAAATTTCAATAAAATATTTATACCCTACAATGAGGAAAGTTTTAAGCGAACTTCAAACGGTACTTGGTGTACAATAACCATGAGTGATGTAGATGGTGCAGGAATATTTAATGGTGCTGAAGCAATGGCATTCAAACCACAAAACTTTACCTTTTCATCTGACTTTTTTAGAAATGGCAAATACGCAAAATTCGTTCCCAAAAAGGGATTTCTTGAATTCAGGCAAACAGATGTACCTTATATAAGACCAATAGATAATACTATAAAATCAACCTTAAGGATGAAGATGCAGTTACGGTTGAATTCTGACACTATTGGTAAAGTTACGGTAGGGTTAATTGATGCAAAGAACGGTGGAGATATTACCATAGATTCCTTTGTTTGTAGTTATACCCATAATAAAACAGATAATATTGAAGAAGTGCATACAATTGATGTAATGGTTCCTAAACCATTTGAAATAAATGGTGAATATGTTATGGCAATCATCAAAGAAGGGGGTAATCCTGCATTAGTATTCAATGCGTCCAATATCAGTTTAGAATGGGGATATGATTCAAGTACTGATTTGCCAATTAACAAATATGATACAATTGACTTGTTTCGATATATACCAAAAGAAGTGAAGATTACTGAATTCCTTCAATCCATTATGACAATGTTCAATTTGATAATGGTTCAGAACCCCGACATTGAGAACATGTATACAATAAAAACATATAATGAATTCTATAAGGATATTATTAGTATGGATTTAACAAATGTTGTTGATTGGTCAGAAAAGGTAGACTACTCAAAATATAAGATGGACACCAATATCAATCTACCTAAATCCTATCTCTATACATTTGAAGAAGATAGTGACATGATGAATGAGAGATACAAATATCTTTATAACACCACCTATGGGAGTTATAGGTATATTAATAGGAAAACAGATGTAAATGAAAAGGAAATAAAACTTTTGTTTTCACCAACCTTAAATCTAAACCATAGCCAAAACAGTAAATCTTTACCATGTCTTTTCAAGGCTGATAATTGGTTGGAGGGTAAAAAGAAACCAATGAAAACCAACCTTAGGTTATTATTTAATAACGGTGTAGTTACATCACCTGAATATGAGTGGCATTTTAGGACACATCCAACAAGGTTAATGACCAAATATAACTATTGCTCAATGTTTTCAATTGGTAGTAATAATCTAGTGGATGATAGTTTGGTGTTTAGTGAACCAAGAGATTTTAAACCTGATTCATATATTGAATATGGTTTAGACTATAATCTTTCACTGTTTGCTAAATATCATGAAAATCAAATAATACATATTACTGACCCAAATTTGATGGTTCTTGAAATAAATGCATATCTGAACGAAAATGATATCAGTGAATTGAACTTTCAAAAACCAATTTATCTTGAAAATAAAGATGGAAACAGTCTTTGGAAACTTTTGGAATTGAATTATAAAAATTCATTGACACCTGCAAGAATCAAACTGCAAAAAATCACCATTTAGAATTTCCATAAACAATTAATCTTTTGAAGGCGTATCGATTCGATACGCTTTTTTGTTGGATTAATATTTATTGAAAAGATTAATATGGCAATTTCAAAAGGCAATAATGATGAGAAAATTCTATTGAACATAGATGCTGATGCAAGTCAGGCAGAAAATGAATTGGATTCTCTTTTCAAAAAATTAGACAAATTAAAGGAACTAAAAATTAATGCTTCAGCTGATGAACTGATTAAAATCAATCAGGAAATAGCAGATATTGAAACAGCAATCAATAAAGCTAATAAGACAGCAGTTAAACCCATTGTTGATACAGGTGATATTGATAAGCTTAATGATAAGTTAGGGGATTTAGGGGATGTTGAAATGACTATCAACCCAATAGTTGAAGACATAAAATTCCCTGAAGGAAAGGATATTTCAATTGATGTAAAAGTTGATGGTGATGAAGTCAAAAAAGCAAGTAATGATATTGGTGTTCTTCAGGAAAAACTTAAGGATTTAGAAGAAATTAGGTTGACAGCTGATAGTAGTGTTTTATCGATAATTGATACAGAAATAGAACAAACCAAATCTGCAATTTCTCAATTAAATGATACATCTTTTCAACCAAATTTTGATTCAAGTGGATTAAGTCAAGTTCAAACTGATATAAATACAATTGGTGATGAAATTGATGATGTCAATTCTAATGTATTAACTCCAAAAACAAATAATTCCGAACTGGATAATACTGTTATGTCCATCAATGAGATGAAAGATTTACTTCAACATCTTAGGAGTGAACAGGAATCAACCAAAGACCCTTTAAAACTAGCTGAATTATCCAAAGAAGCAGGTTTCTTGGAGCTAAAAATCAGAGATTTAAATGAACCATTCAGGGATGTAAACCGTGAAATTGGAGAATTAGAAGACCAACTGTATGCTATGGCTTCAGCAGGTCAACAAGGTTCCACAGAATTCAATGAAATATTAGGTAAAGTATCGCAATTAAAACAACATGTAAAAGATGTTGACCTTGCAGTTGATGCACTTTCAGTGGATAAATTTGGTCAATTTATATCTGTTGGTGAAGGTATGGTACAAGCATTTAGTGGTGTTACTGCTTCACTTCAATTAATGGGCGTTTCTGCTGAAAGTTCGGAAGCAATGATTGCAAAATTGGTACAACTGCAAGGTATCGCACAGGGGCTACAAGGTATTAATAACCTTAGGAAACAATGGATAGCTATGGTTGCTACCATGAAAACCACCAAAGCAGGAACTGATTCAATTAATGCTTTGAATGTTTCTACAAAAGTAGCAACAGTTAGCACACAAGGGTTAACTATAGCACAGAAGGCTCAAACAATTGCAACCAACGTTGGAACAGTAGCAAGTAAGGCATTGAGTACAGCAATGAAAGCAATACCATTTGCTTTAGTTGGAAGTCTTTTGGTCGCTTTAATTACCCATTTTGATGATATCAAAAAGTTCATTTTTAAATTATTTCCTGCACTTGAAGGACTGGGTAAGTTCTTTGGAAAGATTACCCAAGCTGTTACAGATTTCATTGGGGTAACGAGTGAAGCAACTAGAGCATTAGATAAGTTTTCGGAAAAGATGGACAAAAAACATGCTCAGGGTGTTAAAGAAATTGAATTGATGAAAGCACGTGGTGAATCAGCTGATAAAATATATAAGAAGGAAATTGAAAACATTGATGCATTGATTGCCAAACTTATTGTTAAGAGAAAAGTTGAGGGCAATCTTTCAGATGAACAGTTAAAGGAACTTGAAGATTTAGAGCATCAAAAGCAAGTAATTGCTACTACTGAACTAAAACGTCGAAAAGATGAAGCGGATGAAAGAGCAAAAGAAGCTTCAGATAAGGTTAAAGAACGTCAAAAGGAAGCTGAACAAAAGGTTGCTGATGCTAAAAAAGCTTATGAAGACCAATTAAAGGTTGTTAAGGACTATCTTAAGGAAGCTGAAAAAGTCATGTTTGACTCCAACCATACTCAAAGAGAAATTGAACTTAAAAACAATAAAGATAAATTTGATGACCAATTAAAACATATCGATAAAGTAGCCAAACAAAAAATTGAATATGCTCGCAAAGAAGGTAAAGATGTCAATGCAGTTGTAGCTGAAAACGAGAAAGAACGGAATCAGATAGTTGAAGCAGGAAGAATATTAGAAAGCAACATCAATAGGAAATATGACAATGAATATTTTGAGTTTGTAAAATCAAATTCTGATTCCTTCTTATCTGAATTCGCTAAACAATATTTAGATACCCAATCAAAATATTCTGAAGCAATGAAAAATGCCACTGATGAACAAAAGGTGGAACTGGAAAAAAGAATGAATAATGATTTGGTATTTCTATCCAAAGGTAAGCAGTTATCTATAACAATGGCTGAAGCTGAAAAAGATTATAAAAAAGCTTTAAGAGAAAATGAAATTGATGAAGATAAAGATTCGTTCAAGGTACAGCAAGAAAAATTGGATAGACAACTAGTAGCTGATAAATTATTTGCTGAAACTCAATTTAATAATTTGGTTCAATCTAAACAAAATGAAAATGCTGAATTAGAAGGCCTTTATATAGAAGGTCAAGAACGTTTGAATGAATTAAGAAATGACCCAAATACAAACCCTAATGATATTAAAAAATTAGAAGCTGAATTGAATGCAAAATTGATAACCATTGATGAAAACAATCAGCTAGTTTTTGATGCAACAAAAGACCATAATGAAAAAATTGCCAAACTGGATAAAGAACATAGTAAAGCCAAAGAAAAAATTATTAAGGCTGAAACTAAAACCAAGTTGGAACAATTGAAAATTTATGGAGATGCCATTGGAGATGTCGGTGGAATTTTAGCAGAACATACCGTAGCATTTAAAGCTTTGTCTGTTGCTTCAACATTGATAAATACCTATGCATCTATTGCAGGACAATTGAAAGCCTTTAGTAACGTTCCTTTACCTGGTTATGCAATTGCACAGGCAATAGCTACAGGTGCTGTTGGTTTTGCACAGGTAGCAAAGATTATAAGTGTGGATGTGCCAAATGATACAGGTTCATCAGGTCGTTCTACAGCTTCAGCAACTCCAACCCCAACAGTTGCTCCAACCATTAATACAACGGTTCTAAAGCAAGCAGAAAACGGAAACAGTCAAGTTGTAGAATCTGTCAATAAAACCAATGAAAACATTGAAAATTCACTTTTCAAAGTATATGTCACTGATGAAGACATAACAACGGAAAGACAGAAAAAACAATTTGCTGACAAGGCAAGAAAAATCTTCTAAACTGAAGGGTATCGAATCGATACCCTTTTTCATTAACTAATATTTATCCAAAAAGATATGGATAAGATAGATAATGATTTACCCCTATATGAGCTAAAAATTGACCCTAAAAAAGGTTTTGAAGTGGACACTATTAGCATTGTTACTGACCCTGCTGTAGAATCATCTTTCTTGGCTTTTAACAATGATGATAATAACCCCAAACAGATTTTTCAGACAGAGACAGATGATTATATGGAACTGCTTGGTGTAGCCATGATGGCTGATAAAAAAATCATTAGGATAAATGAGAAAACTAAAGAAAAATATAACGTTTGGTTTTCGAAAAAAACCATTAGGGAGATTTCACAGCAATTCTTCTATAAAGGTTATCAACATTCTGTTAACCTTCAGCATTCGGACACATTTGTTGATGCAGTAGTTTTTCAAAGTTACATAGTGGATTTTGATAAAGGTGTATATGCTCCTAAGGGAATTCCAAATGTCTCTGATGGTTCTTGGATTGTTGGAATGAAGTTATCACAATCACCATCTTCCAACCGCTTGTGGCAAGCAATAAAAGAGAAGATTTTTCAAGGCTTTTCAATTGAAGGTTACTTTCTAGACCTTTTAACTAAAAACTTCAGTCTTGAAAACTTCAGCCATGAATGCGAGCTGACCAAGATTTTAATGGAAATGGATAGGGAACTTAATGAATTTATCAAGGCTTCAAGTAGCGATAATTAATAACCAAAACCTTAGCTAATATTTATTCAAAACAGAAGTAAAATGGCAAATAAAGTAGAAGAATTCGCAAATATCATTACCAAGCATGCAAAGGCTTTTTTCGGTGTGGCTGATTCTAAGGACAATTTCATTTCTACAACACTTAAAGATTCTACAACTCAGGTAGAATATTCACCTGAAGAAGGTGGTGAAGCTAAGGTTGCATCAGGAGGTAATTCAGAACCATTATCTGATGGTGAACATGAGTTATCCAACGGTGTGAAAATTACCGTAAAGGATGGTAAGGTTCAAACTATCGAACAACCTCAAGTAGCTGAAGAATTGGCTAAGGATAATGAAGAATCTAAAGATGAACCTGAAGCTAAATCTGAAGAAGAAACTAAAGTTGAAGATGTGATTAAAGAATCTGAAGAAGAAGCAAAGCCTGAAGATGGTGAAGCTGAAGGTGATGTTGAGATTTCATTGGAGCCTGAAGAAGCAAAGCCTGAAGATGAACTAAAGGGTAGGATTGCAGAATTAGAAGCACAGATTGAAGCATTGAAAGCAGGTTTTTCTGCATATGCTACAAAAGAATCAATGAATGAGTTCAGTAAAAAAATCTTGGAAGATTTGACAGCTGAAATGAGAAAGACACCTGCACAATCTTTTACGCAGGTAGTTGAAGAAGAGCCTGCTGACAAATGGTTGGCAATGGCAAGAATGAAAAATAAAAAATAAAAATAATAGATATGAGTTTTAATATTAACACGCTAGCAGATAGAATTTTAGGTAGCGAAAATTTAGAAAAATTTTATACTGAATCAATTTTATCAGGTCAAACTTTAGATTTCTTATCTGACCATGGTTCAGTTACAGAGGCACCATTGAATACTACTTCAGATATCAACCTGATGAAGAATACATTGGTATGGCAGGATGGTAAAATTGCCAAATTAGCTGAATTGGGGACTACAGATATTACCCAAGCATCAATTTATGTTGCTCCAATTGGTTTTAAGCAAGCCTATTCATCTATCGAACTGCACTCTAAATTTGCAGGTGAAGTGATGAAGAATAAGAAAAAATCCAAGCAAATGGATGAATTGCTTTTTGGTAATGCAATCATTGAGGACTTAACGGCATTAAATAAAAAAGATGTTGAAAGACTTGTATGGAAAGGTGATACATCAATCACAGATGCAAATAACAACTTAAGATGGGCTGATGGATTTTTGAAACAGCTTGCGAGTGGAACTTATGATTTATCAGCTGTCACTGGTGCTAACATTGTAGAACAAATCATGAATGCATATATCGAGATGCCTTCAGAAATTACAGGTGCTGATGATTTCCGTATTTGGATTGGTTCGAAAGAGTACAAAAAGTACCGTGCAATTATCGCTAAAACTAACCTATATGCAGGTGTAGAACCTTTGGATGTTTTTGGTACGAATGCAAAATTCCATGTAGTGGATGGTTTAGATTCTGAAAATAAATCAGTATTGGCACGTGCAAGAGATTTGCAAGTTAAAACTGATTATGAAGGTGCTGATGTTCAGATTGAAGTGTTTTATGTTCAAAATGATGATGAAATGAAAGTACGTGGACGTTTTGGTTTAGGTATGAAACCTATTTTCAAACAAGAAATTGGAGTTTTAAACTTGGTTGACTAATTCCAAGAAATTAGAGAATAATAAGGTGGTGGGTAAACCATCACCTTTATATAAAAAATAAAAAATTTAATATTATGGCATGTGAAAGTTTATTGGCGTATGTAGGTAAGTGTGGAGATTCCATTTTAGCAGGAACTAAAAACACTTATATGATTGCGTACAATGATTTGGATAAAATTGCAGGTAGCACAAGTGTGTATACCTTAAGTGCAGGCATTGTGTCGGCAATCACTCTCGATACAGGGAAAAAATTCGTTAAGGTAAGGTTCACACCTAAAACTGAATCAACCAACGAAACTATAACTAGAGCGGAAAACGGTGTGGTTACTGGTAACGGTACATTTTCAGCTTCAATTCTAGGATTTACAAAAGAAGGTGCAACATTCGTTAAATCTTTAATGGGGCAAGAAGTAGTTATTTTACAAGAACTTGCTTCAGGTGATTTTGTAGCTTCAGGTTTAGATGGAGGTTATTATATGACAGAAGCAGTAGGTCAATCCACTGCAACTGAAAGTGGTTACAATGTAACTTTTGGTGGTGCAATCTATGGTTTCTCACCAACAGTTGACAAAACATTGGTTTCTTCTTTGATAGCATAAACTAACAGTTTAAAGAATACAAAGGGTATCGATTCGATACCCTTTTTTGTTGGCTAATATTTATTCGAAAAGTGCAATGGTAATAGATAGAAGCAAAGAAAACAACATTTTAACAATTGGTTGTGCACCTATTGGGTGTAGTGTACCAATTCTTAGCTTAGTCCATACAGCTTCATTTATTGAAGTGGTATATGATATCGAACCAATCACCAAAAACCAAAGATATATCAGTTTTGAATTACCTGCTGAAGCATTGGAATATGGTCTATATGATTATATCCTCTATGATTCAGATAGGGAAGTGAACCGTGGTATTCTCAATGTGTTTAGAGGTGAATTTGCACTAGGAGATGAATCTGATGATTCAATTGAATACGTGTACGACAATGGAGAATAACAATAAAAAGAATGATATAGGGCTTAGTTTCGAAAAGTTTGCAAGGCACATTACCCCACAACCTACTGAAAGTAAAGAAAAGAGTGACGACAAATTTGTCAGATGGGGCGATATGGATAATCTTTATCCCAATTTTTTGATTGATTTGGCTTCAAAAAGTGCTATTCATGGAAGTATTTTGAATAGTAAGAGTAACTATATTTTTGGGGATGGAATCATTGATAAAAAAAGCAAAGAATTTTTTGGTGAAGATTTCAATATCAATAGTGAATTTGAAAGTTTGGCTGAACTGATGCGTAAAGCAATCAATGATTTAGTGTTTTTCAACAGTTTTGCAATCAAAGTTGAATTCAATAGATTGGATGAACCAATCCATTATTCACATATTCCTCTACACCATGTAAGATTAAATAAGGCAAAGACTAAGGTTTTTGTAAATCAAGATTGGTACAATAATCCTAGGACATATTTAGTGTATGATAGGTATAACCCTAAAGTGCAGTATGATAATGGGTTTACAAAGGTTTTCTATTTCGAAAGTTACCATGTAAGCGTTAATAATACATACAGTACACCTGATTACTATGGATGTATTGAAAGTGCTGTAACAGATGGTCTAATTAACGAATTATTCAAAAATAATATCGCTAATGGTTTCTCATTGACCAAGATAATGCAAATCTACGGTTCAAGACCTGATGCTGAAACAATTCAGAATTCTACCAAAAAATTTAAAGATGTGCTAACAGGAACAACTGGTGAAGGTGTGATTTTCAATCATCCTATTGATGAAAACCAAAGGATAACGGTTGACACAATTCCTGCTGATGATTATGCAAGTAAGCTTGTTGAAGTCATTAAGAAGGTCGAACGAAATATATTATCTGCACATAGTGCTACTTCATCTTTGCTTTTTGGAGTTGAAAAAGAAGGTAGTTTGGGTAATGCAACTGAACTCGAAAATGCATTTCAATTATTTAAGGACAACTATGTTAAAGACAAACGTGGTGAAATTGTAGGTGCGTTCAACAGATTGTTCACTAATGATTTAAGATTACCTGTTATTGACCTTAAAGACAAAGAGAAGTTATTCAAAACTGAACTTCAATCTTCAACCAAAGAAAAGGTAATGACCATCAATGAATTAAGAATGGAGGCTGGATTGGAGAAAATTGAAGGTGGTGATAGACTATTACTTGATACAGAAGTTAAACCACAACCTTTTTATCAACCAAATCAATTTTCAAAAAAAAAAGATGATGAAGAATTAGAGGGTTATTTTGCTACTGAAGAAGACTTCGAGAAAATTAAACATTTAGGAACTGATAAGAACCAATTTATAACTCTATCAAAAGCTGAATTTTCAGAATGTGGTCACTATCATTTCTCAAGCAACTACAATTCAATTGAAGAATATTTATTAAACAATAAGGTTGTGGGGTTGACGCTTGATGAAATAGCCATGAAAATCCAAAATGAACTTGGATTTAATGTATCGAAAATAGATGTACAACAGGCTATAGATATTTTGAAGAATGCAAACCTAATTGATTCCAAGGTAAATACTAAAACAGGAATCATTCATACAGCACCTTCAGCTATGGTTAATGGAACTACTGTAGAGGTTTATTATGATTATCAAAAGAGACCTGAAGCTGATGGAAATACGTTAATACCTACATCACGCCACTTTTGCACATCTGTAGTCAATTCTAACAAATATTTCTCTGCAATGGACATAATGAGCTTCAGTTCAGCAATGGGTTATGATGTCATGAAATATGGGGGTGGATGGTGGAAAAACAGGAATACAGGTGAGATAAACAAGCATTGTAGACATTTTTGGGTTCCTGTAAGAGTAATTAAGAAATAATAATATGGCAAAGATTAAAAAAGGATATTTGATAAGCGCAAATGAGATTAAAGAAGAATCAATTCTCTCATTGAATACAGATGATAAAATAATTGAGATATCAATTCGTGAAGCATATGATTTAGATTTGGAACCATTGGTTGGGATTGATTGGCTTAAGACCTTTAGTGATTCATGGATGGAAAAAACGTTGAACGATAAGGAAAAACATGTTCTGAATAGTTTTATAAAGCCATTCCTTATTTATGCAACATTAGTAAGGGTAATTCCTTATTTACACAATAAGCTAAACAACAAAGGTCTGAACAAATCAACTGATATCACGTTGGCACCAAATACAACCAAAGAGGTAGCTTTGTTCCAACAACTGGTTAATCAGCGTTTGGATTCGTACAAATTGAGGTTGGTGAATTTCTTCAAAAATGATGATGATAAAGAAACCAATCCAAACCCCTTGGTTGATACCACAGGTGCATCAGCAGGTTTTTATTTACCTGATTATAAAGATGAATCTGAATCCTACTATAAGGCAAGAGCATCCAAGGTAAATTATTGGAGAGGGAGATAATATGGTAAGGAATCTTAAATTTATCAAGAATGATATTGAAAGTTATTTCAATTCTCATTTAATGGTTAACACCATCAAATTCGGTGATATCGATAACCTATCTACTTATAAAGATATTCACTATCCATTGGTTAATTTTGAATTCATTGATTCAAAATATAAGTTTGGTTTCAAAAATTCCGCTAAGTTCCAATTCCATATTATGGATTTGTCCAATGATTTCAATGAATTTGATGTGATAGATTCATGTCACGAAATAGCGAATGATTACCTTAAATACTTAGAAGGTCATTTTGAGATTGAAATTCAATCCAATATAAGTTTGGTTCCATTTGGTGATGATTTTGGTGACAGATGTGCAGGTGTTGCATTCATGGTTGAATTTAATGTTCATAGAAATAATTGCGAGGATATTTTACCAACAACTTAAAAAAGGATAGCTTTATTCGCTATCCTTTGATATTGTTTAAATAAAGAAACCTGATTTCTTTATTGATTTAGTAGGAAATGGTATTAATTGCTTGTGCATTTTACTTTCAAAAAATTGTTCATAGTGATTGTTGTGTTTATCTGAATAATATAAAGTTACTTTAAAATACGTTTTTGGGCTTTTATGGTCATTTGAGTTGTCAGGAGATATTGTTGGGGGAAAAGTTAATTCATTTTCAATTGGAACGAAAGGAAAAACTAATTGTCCACTATCTACATCAAACTCGTAATTTGATGAATGTTCAATAACCATTCTTACATAACGAGCTTCATTATTTGTAAAGGAAACCTTTAATTTATAATTGTCAATTAAAACCTTAGGTTGAGGTCTTATTTCTTCAAGATATCTGCTTTGTTCAATCCTTGTAAGTTTTTGCTGTTCAATAAATGTTTTTATTAGAAAAACTGCTGTAACAAAGTTTATCAACAACATAATCCAATCACGCGAATTTTCAGAATTATCTATTTTACCGTTTGCAATTAATGTAATTACTACAAGGACTAATGGTACTAGAATTAAATAGGGTTTTAGTTCAAAATTTGGTTTCTCAAATTGGTTTCTCATTTCTGTTTGGTTTTTTAGTGTTTAACAATTTTAGATGTTGATACAATAAATATCATTTCTTTATCGAACATCTTCTATTACAAATATACAACTAATTAAAAATGTGAATTTTGAAACAGCACACTTAAGAAGCGTTTTAAGACACTTAAGTTTCATATGAAGCACTTGTTCTAATACTTCAAAATAATTAATTAGACAGCCTTAAAATAGGCTGTTTTTTTGTTTCTAACCTTAACCAATATGAATAGCTTATTATAGTTATCCAACTAATATTTATCCATAAACAGAAGATGGATAAAAGAATAGAATTTGCAGATAAAATAAGTCTTGAAAGAATAGAAAAATTACATCCAATATTAAGGAATCAGGTAAGAGAAGCCTATTTGGATATTAATATGGGTTTACCTAAAGGTGTACGACTAAGGATATCCCAAGGTTTAAGAACTATTAGTGAACAAAATGCACTATATGCACAAGGTAGGACAACTAAAGGTAAAATTGTAACGCAAAGTGTAGGTGGACGGTCTTGGCATAATTACGGTTTAGCTTGGGACATTGTGTTGCTTTATGACAAAGACAATAATGGTACCCTTGAAACTGCTTCATGGGATGAAAATAAGTATTGGATGCAAGTAGTAAATGCATTTAAAGCAAAGGGTTATTCATGGGGCGGTGATTTTCGCAGTTTTAAAGACAGTCCACATTTCGAAAAGAATTTTGGTTTAAGTACTTCTACAGCATTAAGCCGTATGAAAGCAGGTGATGTTATTACAGATAGCGGAATCACCTATATCAATATTATTAAGATTTAACAATGGAATTAGCAAAAGAACTTTTTAATAATTTTTTCACTTCATCACTGGTTACCAAACTTTTGATATTCCTATCAGCTTTTTTTGCTCCAATTTGGGAGCTATATATTTTACTATTGTTTTTGACATCCATTGATTATTGTATGGATTTATTTGTTTGGTTTTTCAATAGATGTAAAACCTGTAAGCATTGGCAAATTACACAACCATTCATCATTAAATTGATATTATATAGTGTGTTGGTGATTGTTGTACAGGCAGTTCAAAACCATCTTATCAAGAATGATTTTCAGATTTTCAGATTGATTATAGCAATTCCAATCATTTCCGAAACAATGGGTATTATTGCCACTGTTGAACGTTATACAGGAGTAAAGATATTAGATAAAGCAAGGGGATATCTTGATAATTGGTTATCATCCAAACAACCTAAAAAAGATGAATAAAAATTACTTATTTAAAAACTTAATATCAGTGTTTTCTAAAAACAGAAATTGCATTTCTATATTGTAAATAATTGGATGTGTATTTATTATGAGTGCTTCAACTTCATACTGATAATCATTATCATCATAAAAGCGACAGATAATACTGTCCTTTTTAAATGCGAATAAATCAATATCTGACATTATAATTGAAATATTTACTGATGCACCTACCATTAGAGATTTATCTATTTTATAAACGTATTCTTTTTTAACATCATTGTTTACATTGGTTGAAGGAATAACGTTTAATTCTTTAATTCCATTTTCTAGTTTAATTGAGAGCTTGTAATTTGAAAAAAATTCTAAATTATGAGATTTGTTTTTTTGATTAAACATTCTTATCTCTAAATAATAGTTGTCATTTATTTTAGTAAAAAGCAGATGTTTGGGTGTGAAGTAAATGTGTGGGACATTTTGTTTTCTAAACCTTTTTACTTCAATATTATGTAAAACATTTTGGTCTCTTTGAACTTCAATTTGGGATTTCAAAGTTAGAAGTAGTAAAATAGCTGAAATTAATGTTATAAAAATTATAACCCAATCACTAATGGTTCCCCAAACTCCTGAAGAAAATTTGGATTCATCAGGAATAATATCATTACCCACGAATAATAAAGCGCATATTCCAAGTATAAACATTGTACCACCTATCGATAATATAATAATTTCCCGAATATTCAACCTTTTCATAATTTTCCATTTATGAATTAAATATGTATTTATTTTTTCGCATGTTACAAATTTGCATGTAACAAAAAATGTTACAAAAATTAATTAATTGATTATCAATTTGTTAAAGCTTTTTAAATTAAGATTTTCTTTTTCCTTTTAAAATGATTTGGTTCCTGTATTTTTGTTGAAATAAAAAAATAAATCATATGGAAAAATTAGATAAAGAAATTTTAAAGCATCTTGAAAAGGTTGGTTTGGAGTTGTACAACAGTAAAGCAGAAGGTCAACATTATAGCCAAGCCAAAGTGTATAGCGATAAAGAAATTGATATTTTTGTTGCTTTTGATAAAACTGATAATGTGGATTTTGAAGTTGATTCGACAATTGATATCAAAGAAGTTGATAAGATGCATAATTCATTAAAGATGAATAAGTTAAAGGAAATAAATGATTATGTCATTTACTATTATATAGTTAGAAAATCAGTTGAATAA